TAATATACCGCGACACTTGCATGTCTACAGCGCCAACGACCACTGCCAGCTCTTGTTTTTTCAGCGCATCTGGGTTGCCCAGGCCAAGAGATCCCAAGCGAACGCTATCAACCCCAAAGTTGTTTAGTGCTAGGTCGAACTCCTTAACGTCATTTGCCATGCCCGCTGTTGTCATTGTGCCTTGAGCGCGCGCAGTACGCGCAGCCTGGTTAGCCTGGTCGATCTTCTGATCGATTGTGCCACGCAAACGGAACCTATGAGTAAGCTCCATTTGGTTAAATCGATCAGTTAAGATCCTACGAGCTTCACGATCTTTAACATCTTCGAGGAGCTTTTCGCGCGCGAGTGTAGAGGATTGAGACCAAAGCCCCTCCTCCTCTTTGCCGCCTTCGTTGAAAACATCGCGCAATTTGCCAGTTTCGATCTGTGACAATCTCCGCGCTTCTTCGCGCAAGGCTTCTTCGCCAGCAATGATCTTTTCGTTGATCTGCGTTTCCCTGGCAGCTTTGTATCGTGTGGCTGCAAATTCACCAGCTTGCCGCGCAAACTCTTTGACAATACCACCCTCAGCTTGCGCCTGTTGGATGAACGGCGTTGCGCTCATGCGCGCACGAAAGCTACGTCCTGGCGCTTCGCCTGTTGGGGTAGAGCTTACACGATAAGTAGGAATACGCATTTATTATCACCCAAACATATTTGTTTCGTAACCAATCCGCGCAGCGGATCCCAAACCAGAGATAAGGCTTGCAGTACCCTGGGCGCGCAATGCCGCAGCTGATGCACCAGCTTCCATCCTGGATAGCTGTGCTGTAAGCCTGGTGTCCTCTTGCGCATCGTTGATCTGCATGTTGGTGACATAGTTGTTAAACTTGTCCACCGTGATCTCGTATTCTAATTCGCGCGCATTCTCGCGCAAAACTTGCATTGGCGTTCCCTGGGAAATATCCACCCCTGCGAATGCATAGTTAGCCACAACCTCACCCTGAACTTTGCGGAACTGCATCCGCTTGCGTTCATTCGAGATAAGCAAGTTATTGTTAATGATGGTACGCTGGTTTTCCAGCAAGTTTACATCGCGCTCAATAACCTGGGCGTTAAACTCACCAACCGCTCTTGCGGCCTCTGCCGCTCGATTAGCCGCAGCTGCCTCGGACGCACCGCCGATCAGCTGGGATCCAGCCATTATGAATGGGAGCGATTCAGCCATTTTGCGTACCTTTCATAATCCGAACCATCTGGCCCGTACTTTTTCATTGTTCCCTCGCTTTGAAAGCCCAGGAACTTAGCAAGCTTGTGTGCATCGACGAAATCAGATCGCACAACCGCTTGCACTCTATGCAATTTCAAACGCTCGATCGCCGCGTCTAACTCGCGCCGAACCAATCGAACTGTCTGTATTTTCTTTTGACGCATATCCTTAGTCGGCAAAAACCAGGCTTCCGCAACGCCATCCCATAACGGCGCCAGGCCAGTAACAGCATAAACATCGCCGCCATCGAGCAATGCTAGTCCACGACCAGGCATTGTGTAGACAGGCAAACTAGAAAGAACCAACCCCATCTGAGACTGATTCTGTCTAGGCGCTCTTTCTGCAACATGCAGTACGTGTGATCTGGTCAAGGGTCTAGCTATCATTTGTCAAACGTATTCATTCGTGGGTACAGCGCCAGGACTGTCAAAGGCAGGGGCTGCGTTTGTTGCAAGTATAGCCTATCATCGTCATCAAAACCACCAGGAAACTCAATCTCTTTGTCACCAGTGAACAATGGCACAGCTTCATCCATGTTCATTGAGCTATCGCGGAAAAAGATCCTATCGATTTCGCCGCTATCATTGCCAACCTCGACACCAACTGTCTCGAACAAACGAACCGTAATGCCGTGGATCCGCTTCGGTTTGCCTTGGCTTACCCCATCGCTAGATCCGCTTTCGATCCGCAAGGTCTGCATCGAGCTTGTGTATCCATAGCCTACAGCTGCGCTGGTTGCTGAGAAATCGAGCGTGATTGCACCGCTTGACACGGTTTTGTCTGGATGTGACGCGCCATTGGCAAGTACAGAAACTGTATCACCTTCTAAATGATACAGCGAACTAAAGCCTGATACAGAGCTGCCAGAATAAACCAGGCCACTATCTACAAAGAATGCAGACGTTGTTGCGCCACCAAAGTCAAAGTTTTTCATAACCTCGACGTAGCGCATAGTTGCGCCATTGATTGTGCGTTTCACAATCATATAAAGCTCATCATTGCCCGTATCTGTCGGCAGGGTGGCAATGCTCTCGACTACTGCCTGACCGCCACTAAACTCGCCACCGATCACATGCTTATGCCAAGCAACAACGTCCTCCTCTCGACGGTACGTTAGACCGACAAGAGTACCATCACTGCGCACAGCCCAAACAATATTCTCAGGCTCCTGTTGATACGCAAACTGTTCCAGGCCACCTTCGGTTATGTGTTCTGCTAGGACGGTAAGATCTGGCGCCTGGTAGCCCGCTGTATCTACTTCACCAACATACTTAAACTCACGCACCTTTCTTTCGCCACGTTGCAAAAACAAGGTAACATCAGCGACCTGGACAGGCTCAGTATTCGCAGATCCATAGTTAGAATACTTGCGGATTACTGTAGATGTTGGCGTAACAGGCCCATTATTGGTTGTTGTAAGCACATATTCACCGCCCGAAGTGCCGATTGTAAGCACTCGCGTAGGCGATAAGTACCGAATACTATTCACCTGGTTAGACGCAATCGTGTAGATTAGCGCATCATCAGCCGCTGAACCTGTTGTGAAATTCAAATAATCCGCGTTTTTAGAAAACCAGATTGTTTGTGGATTGTTGTTTGTTGCCGCAAATACCAAACGCTGTTCAAAAAACGTAACCACGCTTGGGTAATTATCAGATCCTGTTAGCGCTGGGCTGGGCGATCCTGTAATTGTTGCTGTCGCAAACGTCCAGGCATTGTGATTTGTCCTGGACAAAGTGCGAATTGCGTAGCTTGGATGAGCAAAATACATAACATCCGCTGATTGCGCAAAGCGCAAATCAAATACGTCCGCAATCGCATAAGGCGTAGTTTCCTCATAGATCTTATCAACAGATCCCCCAGAGGTGTACGCAGTAAACCCTGTCGTATCGATGTCGTTGCCAAAGAGATCTTGCAGGGTAAATGTGTTCGTTGTGACGTTTGCAATGAGATAGTTGCGCCCATTCAGCTCGGTCATACCGCCTACGCTATCCAGGTAAATTTCATCACCATTGCTGTAGCCGTGGCCTGATATTGTAATAACACCAGGATCCGCTTGTGTTGCACCAGTAATTGTTTGCGAAGATCCCTCCAGAACTTGCAAACCATTGCGGAAAACCCGCATATACTGATCGCCAAACTCCAGGATATATGTGTCTGTCGTTTTAAACTGAAACGGAATTAGCCTGGTCTTATCTGCGCTGTCTTTAACCGCTCCCAGGTATTCTGTGCCAGGACGCCGCGTTACGCCACCATGTGGTTGCACAACCATATTGGTCAGATCCGATAGGCCAGCACGATACTTTTCTAAAGAAACACGCCCTTCCAGGCGCGGAGAGATCTCGCCAGCTGTAAATGTACTGAGCGAAGGAGCTGAACGGGCCATTAGAACCTCGCTTCGATAAAGTCGTTAGCCTCAATGCGCTCTGGTGCGCCCTCGGTTGCATCCTGGAACGTAGCCTCTTTTAGCTTACGATCGTAATCCGCAGCTGTAAGTTGCCGCATTGTTGTGGATCCTGTGATCGCATACGAGATTTCATATGCTAATCTTGCCGCCAATGTCTCGATCAAACCCGCATCATATTGCTGAGGATCGGTAATCCTGGCAACATATTTGATCCGCGCTGTACCTTCGTCCGTAAGAAGCTTACGGCCCTCAATGATAAACGCTGGTGTATCACTGTTGCTGCGCATGTTGTCAAAAGGGAACGTCAACGTGCCGTTGCTAAACTCTAACACCCGCAAGCAATACGGATTAGTCGGCAGGGAATACTGGTACGCATAGCCGTATGTAGGGCTATCTGTTTCCTGGGGAAGCTCCGCTCGACGTATCAGGCAATTCCAGGGATGAGAGCGAAATACGCTATCACGTACTGCATCATAGCGCTGATTGACAATGCGCGCTGGTTTGCTGTTTTCATCCAATGTTGTGATGTTCGACGCACCCAAGGTGTTAAGCGCATAGTTTGCAATATCAACGGTACTTGTCATCCGCTATCTCCATGTAAAAGAGGGGGCGGTTTCCCGCCCCGCTCAATTTAGTCTACCACATACATGATGGTCAGCTCAATGGTGCCAGTGCCAGCTGCACCGCCCATTGTTACTGTGATTGCCACGCCATCCTCGTTTGTGTCTGTCTCTGAGCCTGAGCCTAGAGCTAGAGTAGCAAGAATGTCGTTCTTTGCCGCAGATGTTGACGCAGCTGCCGCTTTGTAAGCCGCCGCAGACGCAGACACAGCTGTACCAGCCGCGTTTACGTGTGCTGCATAACCTACAGACAATGTTGTTGATGCACCCAGCGCATCATGCGCAAGAGTACCTGTCAACAAACGAGCGCCATCAGGCAAGACAAACATCTCGATAACGTCACCAGACGCCAGCGCAGATGCCTCGTATGTGCCATGAGCTACGCGGATACGTCCACTAAGCTCATTTGCTTTGTTCATCACGGCTGGTGTTGCGCGTGAATTTGTGCGTTGTGCTGAATATACAGTAGCCATTTGTCAGTCTCCTTATTATTCGCTACACGCGATTTCAACGACTTTGGCTTCTTCCATACGTGTCGCACCTACTGATTGACAGTAGTAAACTTGCGTTGCGTATGATTTGTCTGCACGTTCATCAATGCGCGCAGAAGGCTCTTTGCCGATTGCACACTTGATACCGTCTGCCGCAAACGCGATAACCTGGCGATCACCAGATCCATCGGTTGTTAGACGGTTGCTTACATGGAAGTTGAAGCCAACGAATGTGTTGATTTCACCCATAGCCAACGCTTTCACAGTGTTGTAGTCGCTTGATGTTACAGTCGTGTTGTTCAACAGGTCTGAGATCTGCTTCGGTGAGCAAACAATGTGACGAGCGATTGACGGATCAACGTTGCCCTCATCCAAGATCTGCTTCGCCTCAACCAACTTAGCAATCGTCAAACCAGATGATGCAACTGCAATCTTTTGGTCTGATGGAAGTACTGTGTCAGATGAGCCATCTTTACCTGTTTTGGCTGTGCCTAGTGCCGCTGCGATGATTACATCATCCATTGCGCGACCCATAGCAGCTGCCGCTGCACGGCTGTAAGTTGATGTCGGATCTACCAACAAACGAACTTTGTCCTGATCGTCGATCAGATCCGCATATTCGTAGTCAGACATTGTAACCATACGGCGTGAATGTGGTGTGTCCACAATCGGTGTATCCGCATGGCGCGATGTGCGTAGGACAGCTGCCGCTGAACCCACTTGGTCAAAGAAAGCTTTTTCGCCATTAACACTTTCTACATCCACCGCGTTACGCAGCAGAGAACCCATTTGCTGTGACAGCATTTGGATGTTTGCAGAAAACTGTTGGACAAAAGCTGTAGTAATTTGAGTAGACATTTGCCTAATCTCCTAGCTTGTTACAGTTTAAATTGCTGCGCTTGGTTATCCTTTTCAGGGCCAATGCTACGGCTAAGGGCCGCTAATCCACTTGACGCACAAGTTTGCGGTGTGGGCCTCTCGGTTATCCACTCGCATAGCCACGCAAGCGCAAGACTTCGGCAACTGCCGCGTCATGCTCAGGGTGTCCAGCAATAGTATACGGCGTATTAGGCCGCATGTGTTCTGCGATACGCTGCCGCGCTTCTTGCGGACTCATCACAAAATCTGTAGGCTCTCCGACCAGGCTATCCTCGCCTATTATCTCAGCGATCTTTGCAAACGCCTTAACAACTTCGGGATGATCGCCCAAAATGCGACCATCAGCTAACTGGATCTGGTTAAACACCTCTGGATCTTCCATAACTGTTTGACCAGCGGAGCGCGCCATATTCAATCTAGCCTCAAAGTTTGGCCCAAATTCCTGGCGCAACTGTTGTTCGCCCTGGAACCTGGCCTCCTCTGCGCGTTGCTCAAACGCTTGTAGGCCATTCGTTACTTGTTCCTCATACAAACTTGCCACTGCCTGGGCTTGCTTGTTTGATAATCCCATCTCATACGCCTTGTTTCTGAAAGCCTCGAAAGAAATATCGTCAAAGATTTCAGTGCGATCCAACTCATAGTTTGCTGGATCTGTAGGCGCCCCCAGCTCCTGGTAAACCGCGCGGATCTCATCATCCGTAGCGTTTGGCCCAGGCTTTGCAATCTTGTTTGCGCCTATAAGTTTTTGTGCGTTGAGATGAGTTTTTGCAAAATCATTCAATGTTTCCCACTTATTGATAAGCGGGTTTTGTCGATAGACCTCATCAAGACCGTCCATCCAGCTCCCTTGTGGCGCCACTTCTGGCGCGGGCGCTGCAACTGGTTCTGCCGCAACAGGCTCTGCCATTACTGGCTCGGCTGCTACTGCCTCAGCTGCAACTGGTTCAGCGACTTGTTGAGATCCTGTATCTAGGGTTGTCTCCTCGCTCATAGTATTTCCTATCTAGGTTCTTGTTCCTCGGACAACATTCTGACGATCGTAAGCACAGCGGCTCGTTGCCCTTCCTGGAACGCGGATTGATGTGGATCGCCAGAAACGAAAGTGGTTGTCTCAAAAGAGAACCTTCTCTTGAGATCACTCAGTACTTGCTCCCCATCATCGTTATTGAATGTACGTCGATAGGCGAGTTTTAATTCTTCTATTTGCTTCATATCTGACCACGTTCTCGCGCATCAGATGCTACTTTTAGCACAGGAGCAGCTTTATTCAGCTGTTCTGCCAGCGCCATATCTTGCTGTGCCTGTGCTTGCGCTGCCTGGGCCTCAGCTCTTTGACGCCGCAAATCACGAACTTCCGTATTGCTACGGATAACCCGCGCTGGGATCCCTGTGACTTCAACCAGGTACTGAACCAGCTTGTCATCGTCCAGGTAATCCATAACAGGCGCCACTTGTTGCATTTGCATCAATACCTCGAACCCACGCAGCATAGACTGTAGATCAGTCATTTTCTGCGCTTTGGCTAGTGGTGAAACATATTCGATGTCGATCTCTTGCCCCTGTAGCTCCTCAGGCGCGGCAGGGAGGAGTCCGTTCCTGAGGAGCAATGCAAAGGATCGGGAGATAAGGGGCTGCAATAGCTCCGCTTGCAATCGGCCCAGGACAGGCCCGAGGAGGCGCATTTTCTCCTCATTCCTCTGCAATACTTCCGTAGCGGTCATTGCTGGGCCATTTGCCATGAGAAGCTGATCGACGAAAAACGCCTGGCGTATCGCATTCCTACGCTGTTCCTCCATGTTTAAGCCTAGCGGATTGTTTGCTCCAATCTGCAACGGTTCTAATCTATCCCTGGTTCCAGTGCGATAGAAGTTCAATGCGCCTGGTGTTGTGCGTACAGGCAGCATAAATCCATCATCAGGAACCATAAGAGGGGGATCAATCTGCTTTTGCGCAGCTTTGATCGTCGTTTCCGACATTTTGTTTAGCATTTTCGTGTCAGGTAGCGCATTCATCGCTGGGCTGCGCCCATATGTTGACACACTATCCTTAACAAATCGCGTTACCATAAACGGAAATTCGTCAAATCCACTCTCACTAAGCAGCTGTCTACTACCAGAAGTGTAGTAAATAGAGGCAATAGGCTTGTTCTTAGCCGCTCGACCGCTTGCATTTGGACGCGGAAACACTGCATGAACAATGTCATGCTCTTTGTACGGCTCTTTTTCCAGGTCTTTCTCGACCTCACGCGGCAAATTATCTTCACCAAACTGCATAGCGATCGCCCGCGCAGTCAATTTAAACTTGCGGTAAACCGTATCAACCGTGCCATCCTGGTTCTCAGAAACACAGATCTCAGCAATATGGCGGGAACTAAACCGCAATCCATCGTCAATACCCTCGATGTAGAACGCAGCTGTACCAAAAACCACCAGATCATAATACAACTCATGGATCTCTTGCTGAAAGTTAGATCTATGAAAAGCCTGGTACATCTGATCGATGCAAACCTCTAGCCACTCGTTAGCCGCATCATTCTGTTGCAACATCGGATCCCGATAACGCATAGAAAACCAGGGAGTGCTGGGGGAAGTAAGCATTCCATGCAAGCTAGACGCTAATAGCTCGACCGCATGAACGGCAGTACCATCGTATAACAATTCGGTACGTTTATCGCCCTGAGTGCGCTTCTTGGTTATGTCAGCTTTACGGGGCAGCATATAATCCGCAAGCTCTTGCCAGTGGCTTTCCCATTGTGAACGCTGCGATTGTAGGGTTTTATATCTACGATCGAGCTGCGCGATCATTGGTAATACTTCTGCCATCACATCATCCCGTAACTTGTCATTAAACTTTCGCGCTTCTTGCGCTTATTCCCACCCTTCATACGTCCAGCCATACTTTGGTTTAGACGCTCCAGGGGATCTACCGTTGCATTACGGTTCTTGTTAGCGGGCTGGGCAGACCGCCTGCCCATAACGCCCGCCATGTTCTTTGGCTTGCGACCCATCATGCGATCAATCCTTGCCCAACCAGGCCGCGACGACGACGAAGCATCGAAGTATCCTCAGATAACAAACCGCGCGGTGTCGTTAAAATTGTTGAACGACGCCCTTTTTCGTAGAAGCTAATGGCCTCATCCTCAGCTGGACCAACAGATTGGGTGGTTGCAACTGTAGCCTCAGCCGTTCCACCAGCCGCCGTTCCAACACTTGTTGTTGTCGTCCCGCCAGTTTGAACCCCGCCTGTTGTCGTTGTCCCAGGAGACACATCAACAACAACCTCATCAGGAGTTACCTCAACAATCGTACCAGTGCCGCCCGCAGGGGTTTCAACAGTAGTTCCAATATCTTCTTCTGCGACATCAGTTACAACGGGAGTTGATGTATCAGCCTGGGTCGCAACATCGTCTTGCACAGAAACAACATCATTTATCGTTGTATCAGGGCCGCCCGTAGGGGACGTTGTATCTACAGCTGTCGTATCAGTTTCAGGGGTAGCTACCGCTGGAACCTCAGGCGTTTGTACTTGACCCGCTTGACCGCTCGGCATCATCAAAGACGCGCCAACAACAGCACCCGCTGCCGTAGCAACCGCCGTGCCAGTAACGCCCAGGCCCACCGCTGTAGCCACACCGTAGCCAACCGCGCCGCCGCCAATGCCACCAAGTATAAGAGGTGCTGCCGCTGCCATCTTCTATCTCCTATGCTGCAAAAGGATTGTAATCATTCATCGCTTGTTTCTGAGGAACCTGGATACGGTTCCCGCTTTCTCGCAAACCAACCGCCAAATACCTAAAAGCATCCGCTGCGTGGCTCGACCAATCGTGTACAGGTGACGCCCTAAAGCTTCTAGTGCGCTCGTTATACGCCCTGTGATACTGTCGTAGACATTCCAAGCCATGTTTACACTTCTCTCTATCAAACCATAAACGCGGAATAAGCATCTGCGCGGCATGGATACCATCCTCGATCGGCAACTTCGGAACAACCCGAAAGTTTAAGCCAAGATCCCACGCAATCTCGCGTCTACTTTTTCCAGTACCCAACTCCCGCACCTCAATATCGTGGGGTGCATTGTGTTCACCGTAGAGGTAATTCTTAGAAGAAAGTACCTTGCAGTAGTGAGGTAGTCCTTCTCCCCGTGCCTCGTAGTAATCAATCACATGCACAGCGCGCCCAACCGTCTGGGTGAAAAATATGCTAGTGCTATCTCCAACTCCGAGATCCCACCAGGTGTCAACCCGAACTGAGGGGTCGTAGGGTACGTTGGTAATCCTACCATCCGCACTCGCTTCCTCCAGCTCCTTGCCATAGACCGCACCAGGCACATTCGCATTCCAGCTGCACTCAAATTCCTGAGCATACTGATCCGCTGTCATCATCGCCTGGGCAGCTTCCAATTCCTCATCATCAAGCAATCCAGTTTCCGAAGCCTTATAGATCGCACATAGCCAATCATCATTCCCAGCAGCTTCCTCATATTTTTCATAGAAAGCATTGTGACCCTTAGGCGTACCAATGAAACAACACCACCCCTTGCGATCCGAAAGCGCGGGCCTCAAGATCTCAGGAAACACATTCTCAGGCATGTCGGCAACCTCGTCCATCACACACCCGTCCAGGTAAATCCCACGCAAGCTATCTGGATTCTCCGCACCGAGTAGCGAGATCCTCGCACCAGTAGGCAGATCACACCGCAATTCAGTCTCATGGAACTTAACGCCAGGGATCTTGCCAGCGAACTGTTTTATATAATCCCAGGCAACGTTCTTTGCCTGGCGATACGTGGGGGCCATATACGCAAGCCTGGGGTTCGGCTTATCGCACATTAACGCAGATCTCAAAATATGATTGATCGCCCAAACCGTCTTGCCAAAACGGCGGTGACACACAACTACACCCCAGCGCTTCTCTTGCATCTCATTATGCAACTTCAGCTGTAGCTCTCTAGGCTCATACGGTATCTCAATATGCATCAGTGCTTGCTCTCATCGTCAAACTTCAAAAGACCTATGTTCGTCAACATCTGCTCATAAACATCTATCAGCAGTACAGCTGCCTCATACTGCGTAGTCGCTGAGGAGCCTTCTACGACCATCCTACGCAATTCGTTAATGTGACCTAGCAAGGCGGTGTTTTCGGCTTTCATAGGCTCTCTCAGGCTGTGTGAGGGGCAGATACTATAGGTCAGGTATATTATGGCTTACGAGGCGGCGGGCGGTTTCGCGGAGGGTGGGGGTCGGCAGGTCGCAGAAATTTAACATAATTCACATTATCGGATAATCTTATCGAGCAAAAACAATAACTTAGCCAGCTATGCGGATTATGCATGGATCGAGCTGTGATTTTGCCATGCGCTTGCTGCATATCACGGGCTATTTCTGCCCTTCGCGCGCGTAGCTCGGTCACGCTGGATGTATGGTCTCACTCTCCTAGTGCCGAACCAGAACGTCTTGCTCCTCCTCCTCATTGGCATTCACTGCCACATCTCCACCAGCCCAGCTGATCGTGATAGCTGTGTTTGTTGGCTGATCTTCTTTCTTGTCTCGGATCCCAAATGGCTGGTTACGCGCAGCTGTCCACTTGAGTGTCTCGATCTCCAGGCGTCTGCGTTGCACCTCTGCATTGAGCATACGCGGATCCTCGACCTTTGGCAGCTCTGCCATTGCTAACCCGTTCAGATGGTCTGCGTACCACTCGGCCTGTAGTATGCGCGCTTTGCGATACATCTCCCAAATGATCTCATCTGCCTGGACTGCGCGCGTGACGCTGCGATAGCTTGGCATACCTTTGGTCTTTGTGATGTCCATCAGTGTCTCGCCCTCAGCAAGACGATCGCAGATCTTCTGCATTATCTCGACGGTGACGGTTTTACTAATCATGGTTATTCCTATGAAAAAGCCCCAGCTGTTTCAGTGCGAGACCTAGAACAGCCAGGGCGAGTTTGAGGCATAATCGCACACAGGCTAGATGGTGCAAAAATGATAAAGACACAACATCTTGCGATTATACCATAAATCTACGTCATTTCGGTATTTTAAGCAATAGATATATATTTTTTTACATTTACCCCTTGACAGTATCTGTCTCATGCTTTAAGTAAGGTCATGTGGTTGAGCGTTGCTCCCACGATTTTCCCAACCAACTACGGAGTTCGATCATGGAGTTTGATCTTCCCCCTGGTGCTTTTAACGGCGGTCATTGCGGCGTCCAAGCTGTTGCTGTTGTCGCTGATATGAGCCTGACAAAGTGCTTCCGCGTGTTCCAGGCAACATGCCCGCGCATCAAGCGTCAACGGCGCTGGTCTGGCGGTACGTTCCACCATGAACGTTTAGCTGTCCTGGACAAGCTTGGCATCAAGTACAACGAAGTTGATGGCTGTGTCGGTTTGACCTTGCAGCGTTTCGTCAAGGACGTTGCCAATCCTAATCATGTCTACATGGTTACTACTACTCGTCACGTTCAGCTGGTGCGCGGCGGTAAAGTTCTCGACCAGCGCGGCGTCAAAGACATTACCGAGTTCTGGGGTCGCCGCAAAAAGATCAGCTACGAGGTGCTGCGCATCGATGTTGCAGAGGTTATCGAGGCTTTCGACATCGCTGAGGCACAGACCTTCGGCCTTCCACTATTCGATCACAAAGGAGAAATCTAATGAGTGCTTATTTATGTAACGAAGAACACATCGGCGTTCTTGCCAATGCCATGTATCGCGCCAACGTTGGCTTGTACTGCAAGCCTAGCAGCCCGCAAAAAATGGCAGCGCTTCTAGCCAAAGCCAACTGGATCAGCATCGAAGCGCGTTACCCTGGCGATAACTTCATGCTTGGCGATCAGACCTTCGAGGAATACTGCGAGGCTTGTCAGAAAGAAGCTTGTCGGCCTGACCCTGATCTAAAGCCTGTAGACTTCATCAAGATTGCTCAGTGCTTTGCCTACCAGGCATGTGAGGCCAAAGAGTTTCGGGAGGCACAGTACGACAGCGACTACATCGGTGACTATCACATCAACCAGTTCATCATGGAAATGGTGCGGAAAATGCCTGGCTACGATGATGCGCCCTGGGGCTACCAGCGTAAGCCTGATGCGCCTGAGGTTTTGGATCTTAGCGCCATGATGATGCAATAACCTTGACAGATACTGTCTCAATGTTTATGTAAGTTACGGAGGTTATATGAAATACATACTCAAGAAAATCGCTATGTACGGTAACAACACTGTCGGCGTCTACAAAGATATGGAGGCGGCAGTAGCCGCCAAAGTAGATCTCCAGGCTATGACCTATGACGAATACTTTATCGAGATCATACCTGTACAAGATAACTACCGCATCACTGGATTGGGAGCTTAACACATGAAAGAACTTTACGAGATGATGGCAGCTGACAACATGCGCCCGACTGCCAAAGTTACAAAGCAGATCAATGGCCTGGTTGCCCGTTACAACAAAAAGAGCGTTGACCAGGCAATCAAGACCAGCCGTGAAAAGATCAGCGGCAAAGAAGCAAAAGCAATACATGCATTGTTGAAAGGCCGTAGCAATGGATAACTTTCAAGACTTCATCAAGATCCTAAAAAGCATTACCCTGGGCGACATAATCGGAGCGCTTTGCCTGGTCGCCATGCTTTACATGGGCTTGTTCCTTGCATTGATCTACCAGTAACAGCCCGCCACAGCCAATCTAAGAGCCGCCTAGTGCGGCTTTTTTTGTCTTGTACTCCATTGCCCGTGCGTGATGCTTTTGGCTTTCCCTGCGATCATCTATGCGCCAGGTCAATCTGACCAGGGCAGCTGCATATTCTGCCTTAACGCTATGCCTGGAACATCCCAGCATCTTTGCAAGCTTAGTCCACTTCGGCCCGCGCTGCCTTCCAACCTGGCTATGCGCTACAGCCCAGATCAGCTTTCGATCTTCTGCGTCCAGCTTCAAGCCAAGATCCAGGGCAAGATCTAATCGATCTACCTGTTCAGCAGTAGGCTGCACTCGAACCCGCTCAACATCAGACCAGCCATACGCAGACCAGGACTGCACATAATCAGGCCAGCTGCTCATTTTCTGCTTACGAAACGCACCAGGTAAAGCCCGTTCAGTCTCAGCTGCTTCAAAAAACAAAATGCTTAAATCATCTACCGTCATTTTCTTAGGATCGATCTGCATAGTATTCCTCGACCTGTTGGCAAAACTTAGCTTGCTCCATTGGATCCAAGCTATGCAGATGTTTCGTTGCCTCGATAAACATATCCGTACTTAATTTCATTCTAAGCAGTTTCAAAACTTTCTTAATACGAAAGCCCAGCGGATCTTTCCTAGCTTCTTCTCCAGCCTTCTTATACTGCGGAGACATTTTGAGAAGCGTTCGCCCTATATAGTTATTAACTTTATAGTTATTATTATAGTTATTATTAGTTACTGCTTTATAAGAGTTATTAACTATATAGTTATTAACTTCTAAGTTATTATCTCGCCCTGGCGGTCTCGCGTTAGCGTACAGCTTTTTTCTCATCCGTCAACCCTCAAATAATCTGCGTCTTTTCTTCGGTTCATTGCGCTTCTTCTCGACCAGGTTTTGCCAGCAATCATGTCTGTCAACAGGATCGCAGATCAATTCACCAGAGGCCAGGATAACCCAGCCCCCCAGCTTTACGTCATGGATCCGACCACAGCTTACGCAGCCATTTACATCTGCGTTGCTTTGAAACCCGCTGCGCTTAGCTTTCTTCTTGCTCATCTTTCACCACGTAGCCGTAGCCTTCGCAATCCTCGCAAGTTGTTAGCACCGCCATCTTGAAGCCGCCGTTCACGTAATCAACGACAGGCACCTGGGCATCGACGTTTCCGCTGCCCAGGCAAACCTTGCATTCTTCAGCTGGTTCCTCGAACCTACGACCCTCTGGGCCATAGAACACAAAGTTAGCCTTGCCATTGTTTATCTCTAAGCCGCTAAATTTCATGGAAGCGACCTCCACTTGATGCATTGCTTGTTCCAGGGTGTTAATCCGCGCTCCCCGCTGTCCTCAATCTTGCCAGCGTTTTTTAGCTCAGTCAGCCTGGGACGCACGGACACCTCAGGAATTGCAAGAAATTCTGCGCACTCATGCGAGGTCAGCGGCATAGGAACCTTCTGCAAAAGTTGCAGCACTCGATCCCGAATATTCATTTTGCCTTTGTAGTTGCTGCGCGCAGCCGCCTCGCTTGTGTCAGTCTTTTGATAACCGATCTTTTCTTCTGTGTATGGCATGGTTTTACTCCTTTATCCAACCTATCCATTGCAAAAATGCCTCGTAAGTTTCCAAGGGAAGCACTACCAGAGTGCGCTCCCGATCTTTGCGAACGAACAGCATATCACTGTCGTCCTGGTCGAGCGCATCATATAGATCCTGGTACGCTCTCGCTCTGCGCTTGCACTCAGCTGTAAGAGCCAGCTGTGGCCCCAGCTTTATGTCACTCGCATAGTTTCCTTTCATTGCACCAGACAACGGGATCCGCTCGGCTTCTACACCTCGATCCCTATGCCAGTTTACAATCTCCCGCTCGTAGGCTGCGCCCTTATCTCTTGCCGCTTTCCCGCCCATAGATCACCTGTAGAAATCGTTAGCTGTAACTTCGCCCAACGTGCTTTCATGGATGATTGCCATGAACTTCGGGCTAGGTATCATTCGATCTTTGTGATCTTTCGGCAAGCACCATCTGCGCGCCACCGTGCCATGAGCCGCACCCAATTTCTTTGCAAGCTGTGGGTAGCTCAGTTTCTTTTTGTTTCGCCATTCTTCTAATGTCATAAAAAACCCCTTGAAATGTTTTCCAGTATTTAATACGGTTAGACACAATCTGTCAAACGGAAGTTAAACACATGGGCATAAATAACAGCAAAAATTGGGCATACAGCAAAGGATATTACCACCATTCTCAGCCAAGTACCCCAGATTATTACACTTTTTTTCAGAAAGGCGTCATGCGCCCAGCGCTATCAAATGCGTTAAAAGTTATCAGTGACGAGACAGATGGCGACAAAGCCCAGGCAGAAACATTACTGCAACAATCTGGATACTATCGAGATTACAGAAACAAGATCCAGTACAACGACAACATTAATATGTGCAGCGGGCGCGCTGTAGAGTATTACTGTGACCTTATGTTAATCGAGGGAGCAATGCAGGGAGAGGCGTATCGAGAAGCGCTGAACGTGCTAACTTCTTTGCACACTGGATCCTGGATTGACCAGGACAAAACAAAAGCGCAGATCGAGGGGCGCCAGCTGAACCGATACAACGAAGAAGGCAAGGCGCAGAGAAATAAAGATGAGATCGGCAAGTGCGAGTTTGAACTTGTATGCGAAAATGCCCAGGCGGGCTTGCGTGAAGCTATGCAGGGCGCCAACCAAATCATCGGACAGACCGAGCTGCGCGGCAAGTTACCTGGGTGCGAACTAGATTACCTGGGCTTTGGAGATTACCAGGAAGGCGCCGTTGAACTAAAGACGCAATGGGATACTGGTGTTGATACAGATAAACCCAGGGCAAACTCATTGCCCAAAGAAATTAAGCAGATGCATTTATTGCAGCTTGCGGGATACTGGAACATCACAGGCAAGATCCCCAGGATTGTTTATGCAAACCGCTTAGGATATGTTGTGTTTGAGGCAACAATCGAACAGCTAGAATATGCGCTACAGGATGTTACTGCGGCGTGTATGCGGCGAGAAAAACTTATGATGGTTACAGATAGTGTAGAGCAACTTCTAAAACTTTGTGACCCTCATTTCGGAGACAGCTTTGTGTGGCGGGATCTACATCCTGACGTACTGCGCAAAGCAAAAACACTTGCGGGAGTAACAAGATGAAAGAACTAATCGAGGCAATGTCCGAGGTGAACGATCTCAATCGAACACACGGCGTTACACAAAGAGGCGGCAAAAAATACACCGAAGTATTTATTCGTGTGGAAGCGCTGCGCAAAACATTTGGTACAAGCCTGGGCATTGAAACAGAGATCCGCGCCGATGATGGGCATCGCGTAGTTGTCCAGGCGTATATCAAAAACGACCAGGGCATGACGATCGGCAGCGGAATTGCTGAGGAGATACGCGGATCCTCAAACGTGAACAAAACATCGGCAATGGAAAACGCAGAAACATCAGCCGTAGGGCGCGCCCTGGCATCGCTTGGTTTGCATGGCGGGCAGTACGCTAGTGCGTTCGAGCTAGAAGTGGCGGCGAATAATAAAGAAGCTATCGCACAGCAAAAGGTGCCAGTTTCACCTCAGCCACAGCCTAACTTGACACCCCCTAACCCTGTTGACGAATTGCGCGCAGCGGATGAAGAATTTACCAGGCAAAGAATTACAGAGATCCAGGGCATCAATACTCTGGATGAGCTGAAGCAATGGGATGATTATTTTAGCGATCAGCTCGATCGTCTGAACCTGAGTTGTCCTGACCTATATAAACAAATCGAACTAGAAGCTAACAAAAGAAAGGCGTTTCTATGAGACCACAACTAGGAAATAACAATTTGCAGATCCAGGGATTTATGAACAATGGGCAAGCTGTTGATATGGCAGCTGCCGCCTGGATAAACGAGCCAAAAGAAATGAAGGGTGATCCAGCTGCCCAGGCTGCGATCCAACAGATCCACGATATTATGTTGCAGCACCGCCTGACCGTAAACATTTCTATCCAGGCAAAGCAGGGCGAGGAGCGCGGATCCTGGCCTAAGATCGGATCCTGGAACCTGTTTCCAAACCGCAAGCCAGAGGATCAGCCTCAGCAACCACCGCAACAAAACTATCAACAGCCGCCTCAACAGCAACAGTGGCAGCAACAACCAGCTCCACAACAACAGCCTCAACAGGCTTGGCAGCAACCACAACAACAACCAGCGCCGTGGCAAAGAGGATAGGTATGGTTAATCTGACGGAGAGTTTCACAAAACTTTATGGACGGCGCCCGACAGAGGAAGAAATCGCTACAATGTGGCAAATGAAACGAGAGCAAGAGGGTTTTCGCAAACAGCAAATAAAGGAGAAAACAAAAGAGCCTAAACCTAAAAGGCTGCGAGAACCCAAGCTGCCTACAAAAGTGTATGTTTCAAGGGAGAAGTTTCCATATCGAGCATCAAGAGATGCAAAATGCATTAACAGATTGATGATTATGGGACTGCAAATTAAAGAGATCTCTTATGCTTTAGGGCATTCAGAAAACTTTGTTATGGCGCAGATTGAAAAGTGGCAGCTGCCTAGACCGAATGATGACAAATAGATAATCGTGTGGGTGGCGTTATATATGGTCGGACTATAACTTGGGCTTGGGAATGCCACCACCCACCAAAACAATCTAACAAACTGAGAGGCAGAGGCAATGGCAACTTATTATATCTTTACAATTATTTACATGCTGAACGGCTATCAAATGGAAAGCCATATCCTGGTGAACAGCGCAGACAAATGTTACGAGCTGGTGCGCGCAGCTGAGGAAATATCTAACGTGTTACCAGCTGATATTTTGTGCAAGGATACAGGCACATTGTCTGCATCGCTCAAGCCAAAGCTACGGCCTGAGTGATTACTTTCCGTAGCCTTTGTCCATCATGGATTTTTTTTTAGGCTTTGTTTTTTTACCAGGCATTTCTGCTTTCCTCATTGTTCCGTAAACGTAAGCATCCTTACGCTCACCTGTTAAACCCATCTTTCTTGCCCTGGCCTCTAAGGCTCGATGCATTTCTTTAGGCATATTTGTCCTTCATTAATAATGCTTCAACAAAGATCGACAGCTCATTTGTACCAGAAGATGACTTTGCCTCAAACTGAAAGTCAGATTTCGGCGCAATACGGAATGGTATCTGGCGATCAAACGTCTGCATGTTTAGCTGAAATGTCGCCTCTGCCACACGCAGAACGCGACCAGTGCTGCTATCTATTCGGTTTCTATAAGTGATATACTTGTTAGAGTTTACCGTTCCAGACGTGAGGGATATGCGAAAGATGTATAAAGAATGATTGGCTGGAACAGTGTAGATGCAAGCTTGCGTTGTTCCCAAAGTCGCTTCAATGTTTGCGTATACCGTGCCACCTTCGCTAACTGTGATGTCGCCAACATTTGATCCAGATAAAATTGTCGCGCTATTAATCCGATAGAAAGAGTTTGTGGTTGTAACTGGCGTTGTTCCATTTAACTGCACAATCTCTGCAATCGTTTCATAGTCTGCATTAAGACCAGAAATAACGATTGTCATTGTGTCGGATGCGCTAGTTGACACGCAGCTCATTTGAACGGCTGCACTAGGGTGAACGTACTGCCCCCCATCATTCCAAATAGTTTGAAAAGCTGTGCCAACAGTTCGACTAAACCCAAAGATATTAACAGGCACAACCTCTGGCATGCGCTCTGATGCAATCTCTAACAGCGCATGTGGACTGTCTACATCTTCGTGAAAGTATCCCATCAGGCTGTCTTCTTCTTGTTCATCATTGAGATCCGTTTCGCTTTTTTCTTTGCATCAGCTTTCGATGAAGCGCCCCAGGCTTGCAATGATTTAAGTAACCTGGTCGGTCTACCCTTCTCATCACGCTCTGGCCCCTTCATGTTTCCCATGCGCGCCAGGAAAGATGCACGGCGTGGGTTGTTGCCCTTTTTCACTGGTGCTTTGAGGTTAGATCCAGGGTTCTCGCGCTCGTAAGATTTGCGGCCCTTTTCATTTAGACCACCGCTTGGGTTCTTACCTTCTTTGCGCTGCCATGCTGCCGACCTTGCCATGATTAACCCATCATCGATTTGCGCTTAGGTTTCTTCGCAGTCTTTGCGCTGTCGGCAAAGTCCTTGGCGCTCGGCGCCCCAGCTTCACCAGGCTTTCTCATCTTCTCGCCAGATCCAGCTGCGATCCGTTTACGTTTAGCGTGAATATTTGCGTACAATCCAGGTTTCTTAGCCATCGATCAAACTCCTTTTTGGAAATGTGGCATGTCTGTGAAAACTCTACGGCCCTGGTCAGTGCGTACTTTCACCATGTCGTCATAAGCTTCTAGCGCCGTACCCTTCCATTCCAGGATGTTATCGATGTGCCAGGCGCCGCCCCACTTCAGCTGTTCAACTCCAATCTCTTTTGCAGATTTAATTATTGTGTCGGCAAGATCATCATACAATGCAATCTCCCAACTTGCACGCGCACCAACATACGCAACAACGTCAAAAGCATTGCCCTCGATGTGCTTGGATTTCATTGTGTGCGATACTTTCTTTTTGACCAGCTCACGCTGATCCTCGATTGTGCGCAGCCCACCCATCCAGGGGATCCCAAAATCGATAGGCGTAATTGTTATTGCGCGCTTGACGATTGCAACCAGCTCCTCGTCTACACCTTCCAGGCGTCCCAGGCTCGTCTTGCTTAGTTTAAAGTCGCTCATTTTTTCACTCCAAAGAATTTAGATACAGCCCTTATTCCTAGCGATGATGCTACCACGGCTCCCAACGAAACCTGATACCAATCGGGCATGTTGGCGAGTGCAGCAAAGCCATCGTCTACTATCTTACGACCCCAATCACCACAGAATGCCAGGATCATGGGTATAGAAAACAGTAGCGTGATCCACTCGTCGCGCCACGAATTTTGCGTAGCGCGTATTGCTTCAAGATCCCAATCAATCTCGCCTGTTAGCTGTTTCTTTTTAATCTCAGCCTCAGTCAACTTAACCGCTGTCTTGCTTTCGAGATACGCGGTAGCCAGGCCACCCACGCTCGATAATATCTGACCAATCATTTCTTAGCTCCCATGCTAGAGAAGCCGAAGTATGCAGCTGTCACGCCAGACACCGCGACAACATATACAGCTGCGATGTCTGCCAGGAGATCCGCAGCCTGGGACAATCCCAGGTATGATGCAATGAGAATAAGGAAAGGATAACCAAGCATTCCAGATAACGCGAACCAGGTCATTTTAAGTTGCGCGTCCCGCTTGTGATCTTCATCCTCCATCTTACGGCGACGATCTTCGAGCATGATCTCACGCTCATCAGGGTCTATCGTGCCGTTCTGATTTAGATCGTAGTTATCCTTGTTCATTGTACAACCTTTCGGCTATGCGTTTGTGCGTGGTGATTATAACAACTTTTCCGTTTTTGTATACTGCCCACACGCCATCCTTAATTTCCACTAACTTCAAGACAGACCACCGTTTGGCTGTTGTGAACTACCAAACCCTCTCTTGCCTTTCTGCGCTCTTGTTCGCATTCCTCATAGGTCGCATGGGTTGGCCCTATCTGGTAATACTTTAACTCGGCTGATGGAATATATTGTATGAAAACTAAAACGTATATCATCACCAGCGACCCCGCGCTTTGCCGACGATATATATAGCAACCACCAGGATAATCCCGCCAACAGCAAACGCGACAAGGCCCACTGCCCAGTTTATACATGCATCGATAAACTCTTGCTTGCGATAGGCTTCTTCTTTGCGGCGTCTACGTTGTTCGGCCTCGATCCGTAAGATCTCATCCCAGGCACTTGGCCCATATACAAAGCTGATGTGGCTACGGATCTCCTCGCGCATCTGTTCCATCTTGCGCTTTTGGTTCCATATCAGGATCGCTTCTTCTTCGTCAGATCCTTTAAATGTTTTTTGCCACCAGGGCGGATTTTTCTGCCGCTCCTCTAATCTGTTAAAATCGGAGAAGGCTTGCCCCCAGGTCGCAATAGTATTGCCCATTTCCTGGATGTCTTTTCCTGTAGAGATAGCGGCCTTTAGCGTTTTGTATGCGCCTGTGGCTAATGCTACGCAGCTAACAGGATCCATTGGTCTAGCCCATCTTCATAAGCACCGCGACTAGCAAGCCAATGATAGAACCAGTAGCAGCAATCATAATGCTTTCCATGCGCTTAACGCGATTGAACAAATCCTTGAACTGGATTTTCATTTCGGTCTTGATCTCGACCACCTCCTTTTCCAGTCCGTCTATGCGCTCATGCGCGGATGCAACAGTACGTTTGTCCATCTTCTTCCTCTTACGGTACTACAGGCCAATCGGCATCATCTAAGTTAGGCCACGCATCTAGGTCTGAAAGATCGCGTAGCTCTTGGCGATAGGTTGCCCATGCTGTCTTAACTTCATTGGTCAATGGGCTGTCATTCATCTGCGTCCAATCGCTGTCAGCCAACAGCTTATTGCGTGTGGTGCGATGACCTTCGGCAGTCTTAGCATCTAGCCCTGCCTGATAGGCCGCCTCATGCTCTGCCTTGGTTGTCGTAACGCCGTCCTCTGTGGTGTCTTGGAACATGTCACGGGCGACATAACGCTCAACCCAGTTGCCGTTAGCATCTTGCTCAACACCATCACGCACAGACGTTTGGTATGCTGTGGTGGTAGCCGCTGGGCTGCGTAGCACTGGGTCTAGGTCTAGTGCGTCAAGTACGCTGTCATTCCATACACGAGGCAAAGACATGTTGGGGTTGGCTGCCCGCCATTGCCCCTGCGATTTAACTTCGCCTGTTGTTCTGTTTCTGTATTCTGACATGATTGATGATCTCCTGTGTCAGTTGATTATGCGATTGCGTAGAAGATGTAGTCCCCTGTTGCCAAAAAACTTGAAACAACCGTGAAGCCCAAGCTGTAAGGGTCTATTACGTCATCGCTTGTAAATTGTGCGCTTGAACTATTTAAAGCTAACCACGGATCATTTCCAGCAATAATGCCTCTTTCTGTGTCTAATACAACCCATCCTCCAGTGCTGCTGTAACGTTTCAAAAGCACAAATCTAGCACCACTGCTAAATCCGCAATCTACATTGGTATCACCACCACCATTCGTATGGCTAAAGCTCCCCACCTTAGACACACCATCTAGGCTTGCGAATAGGTAGGCTATGTTACTAGTGCCGTTTACCCAGTAACTGCCACCCAAGGTGAAGTTTGTTGCTGTTGGTGCAGTGCTGTTGAAAAAGTCTC